GCCATCAGCGATATGCTCAAAAGAGAGACCGGGAAGTGGCGTTGATCACAGCTTTTATGGGATCAATTGGCTCAGGGTCATCTGGTATGGGTGGCAAGGCTGAACTTTTAACCAAGTGCTTTTGAAGTGATTTGGACAGAGGCTTGGTGGGTGTCTGAACGGGTGATATGGCCCTTCCATAGACAATTGGTACCCTAGTTTTTATCTGGCCAACAACCCTTCCAAGTATTGGACAATCGCTGTTTGGGCTTATCCCAGTGGCTCCCGAGTCCGACTCATCAAACACCTCAGCAGGATTTTCTGGGTTTCTGTTTGCCAATGGAACTATACAAGCCCGGCAATCATTGATGCTGACGACCACCCACTTCTTGTGGCCCTGGTATGTGAACTCTATGATGTGTCCTACTCTCATTAAAATGGTGGTTCGTCAGCTGCAATAATTGAAGAAGCTGCACTAACTGAGGTTGATGAGTTCAACACTCGGCTAATAACATGGCTTGTGGTATGCTCTGTGGGCCTGGGTGAAGTCATCTGACGGGGGTGTGTGCGCCCACCCACATGGACTTGGTGTGATGACGAGAGGGATCTCTGCTTCTCATCGGCTGTCTTAGCACACTGGACTGCGAAGAACAGGGGCTCGAGGATGTCTGAGTAGCAGATTTGGGATATGGCTAGAGTGGATGATGCACAAGCCACAAGGGCTCCAATGTTCAGCCACAACTGAGTCCATGCATCGATGTAGTTGGGGCAATGTGTCTCTCCCAGCAAACGTACTTCAATGGTGCCAGTCGCTGGTGAACTGCCGTAACCTCTTTCTGATCGATTACCCTTTCTCGCAGTCTCAATCAGGTTCAACCAGCAATATCTCTTGGTGTTGCTGTACTTGTTTGGGTCCACCTTGCCGACTGGATAGAATTTCCCAAAATCACTCTTGAGATATCTCTTGGAGATAGACTGGCACGTATCATTGTTGCGTCTAGAGGCATGAACTAAGTCCATGAGTCTGGGTTCCAGAATCTGACCAATGATCAGCATGGTTCTCACCTCATCTGGAGACCAAGATGACGTGGTGCCAAGCTCGCCATTCTTCATTTTGGGTTTTCCCAGGTGGAGATGGATGCCACATGAGCTGTTGACATGATCAGAACAACTGGCCAACTTCTTGACGAGTTCAGTGACTTTCTCTCGTGGACTAACCTCACATTTTGTGCCATCACCATTCATTGACACATTCATGGCCATTGGCTTTGTAACGATCTCATGACCCGCTCCTGGCCATGTTCGTGGAAGAGTCTCGCCATTGTCGCCCTTGATGGAGTGATCAAGATGACGTTCAAAACTAAGTGACTCAATAGTCGACAGAGCCGTTTTGGAAAGCTTCACACACTCCAGCTCCAAACCGAATGTAAGGACCGAGTTGACTTTGCCCATAGGAATAAACTAGAACCTGAGGATTGTGGTGTAAATCATTCTTCGATGTCGTCTGGCAAGTGAGAGACGCCCTTCTTGTCTTTGCCTTTGCCCTTACCCTTGGTCTCACCAGTGTCATCTGGATCATACTCAAGTTCCTTGAGAATTTCCATACGATAGGTTGAGGCATCAACTGCACCTTGGAAGTGTTGAAGAGCCGCGCCATGACGATTGAGGAAGACGAAAAGTCGAATGATGTTATTCTTCAACTCTGCTTCAGTCGCGCAAAGGCCAATTGAGATGTCAACGATACCAGCTTTTTCGAAGGCGCCCTGGAATGATTGCATACTTGGGACTGGCATCGATACAGTTTCCCTAGTACAACGATCAGGCATGATCACACAGCATCCCAGTTCAGCTCCCATCGCTCTAGCTTCAGTGTAGACATCAGCTTGAAGGAGGTGGTCTTTCTTCTCCTTGTGGGATGACGATGGTTTGACTGTGTCTGCGTAGTCAATAATGATGGCCTTTGGCCTCAAACCTTGCTGAATGGCCATCTTGGCATGAGCTTTGAGATCCGCAATGGTCGCCGTTCTGGAGGCAAAGCCTTTTACCAGGATCTCACCATGCATCAGGGCTGTCATCTGGTCTTTGACCTGAATCTTGAACTTCTCAGGCGACTCATACATCACATCCATGGACACACGAGCCACATTACACATCGCTCTGACTGCAGCCAGCTCGTCTGAGATTTCGCAAGTGTAGTAGAGCACATCTTCACCAATGGCTGGTCCAGCAATGTTGAGAGCCAGATTGATGCAGAATGTGGTTTTGAAACGTTTTGGAGGGGCCAGTGGAACTATCAACCAACCTGGAGCCCAACCATTCTTCCAAATCTTGTCCAGAAAGCTGTACCCAGTGCGAACGCCATAACCACGAGTGGTCACTCTGTCAACAACGTCCAATGCCAAGTCAGGATCATTTCCTGACATCAGCACACCCATGCTGTTCAGATTCTGACCAATTTGCATAGCATTCTCACAAATGGCCAAGTCCAGAGACTTGCCCTCTTTGAGACGCTCGATGTTTTTCTTGATGGCTGAAAGCATGCCCTGATAGCGGCAAAACTCAACCACTTGTCCAGAGACATGCTTGACATCTGCTGGCCCACGAACATCAGTCTTTACCAGCTCACGAATCTTAGCGACATACTCTTTGGCCTTGTTTTGTTCGTCATCGGCTATGCCAACTTTACCAGCACGTCTAACCACACCTTGCTCAAATATGGTCCAAGATGGGAAAGTTCCATGTTGTTCGTAGTAGTCAGAGATAACTCTGGCAGCTATTGTGGCTTGAACCCCAACATAATGTTTGGAGTTGATGATAGGGCCATAGCAGACAAATTGGTCTGGGTGCTCCACAGCACAGGCCAAAATCAAATCTTGAAAGTCGTCAGTAAATTGAGCCATTGATCATCTCCTTGAGATCTTTCTCATCGCGTACTTGTCACCATTCACTGCCAACCAGCAGTAGTAGTGGTTCAAGGCTTTTCCAAGAACTAGCCAAAACTTGCTGGCTGAAACCACAGGTTCATTGATGATCTCGAAGTCATTCGCTGACAAGTTGTGGTGTGACATGACCACAGAGACGGCTTGCTTCATGATGTTCTCACGAATCTTAAAAGTCTCTCTCAATCTGGGCCTGTTAGCCTTTAATGACTTCTTGATCTGAAACACGTTGTGGCGCAGTGTGGCAATAACGTCTGAGGTCTGTGACTCTGACTTGATGTGCTGCTCAAGTACATCTTTGTATGTGGGCTCAATGGCCAACCACACTGGGTCAAACCCAAGCTCACGAATTCTGTAAACTTGACTGTAGGGTGGCTCATCAGCCTTGAGCATGTATCCTATGATCAACTGACCAAAGAGTATCTCGCTCCTAAGCATCTTCTCCTGCAAATCGTTGTCCTCATCAGCTTTGCCTCTCAGCTTGTTGAACGCACCAATGTCAAAGTGGCCAAACTTCTCTCTGCAGGCTGTACGAAACATGTTTACTTTCTTGATGGCTGACTGGCCAAACAACATGTTTGGATAAAATGGGTCAAAAGGTGCTGATTCCTGATGGGCCATCATCACCGCTGTGATGAAAAGCTTCAAGCCACACTGGGCTTGCTCAGCAGCAGCCACAATCTTTTCTACGCCTCCAGCCGGAATTCGATACTTGCAAGGCTTGCCAAAGATAGCATCGTGGCAAGTGTAAAACAAAGTGTGTACGTTAGTTTCTGGGTTGGCAATGTCTGTGCTTGTCTGCAAAACTTCAGGAACCAGATTGAATGTGACATTGGCCAGAGAAACTTTGTTTCTTCTACAGCCCATGGCAGTGATGCAGTCAGTTCTATAGCTGCAAGATGAGCACATGGCATCATTCTCCTTGAACTCAGAGCCGAAGCAAGGGAGAGGCCTAGGATGCGGTGTCAATTCCATTTCTACCATACAGAACAATGAATACTAACGATGTCGATCTTGTTGGCGAGGTCGAGCCAACGCCAGCAAAAAAGACCCGACAGAGAAAATCTAAGTTGGTCATCACCTCACCATCGGGCGAGGAGGTGTCTCTAAAGCACATCACCAAGCATTTTCGTGACACGCTAGAGTTGCACCATCGTGAAGCTATTTCCTTGGATGAGAACGGTGATCGGCGTTGGATCATCGATTTGGCCAGCCCCTTGACACTTTGGTTCAAGAATGGGGACACTCTCATCGAAGACACCCGGGCACTCAAGCCTGGACCTGACTCGCCCATCTGTCAAAAGTGTGATCTGTTCGTCGACTGCAAGAACCCTTTCTTGAAGCCATACGGTTCTGAGGAGCCTGCAATCTCAGTATTTTATGAGTTTACCTCAGGTAATGAAGACGATCAAGGCAAACCTGGTGTTGGTGGCATTGCTGCAAGGCTGAGAGACATTTGGAGTAACATGGCCAAGCATGCCAAGTTCCCATTCGACAAGATTCGTTGGGTTCCAATGATGCGTTGTGCCAATCGTCCACGCAATGGCGTAAAGAAGGTAATCAACCCAAAGACCAAGATTAACTGGTGTGGTCTCTATGCTGTACAAGATGTGATGATGTACCCACCCAATATCATGATGCCTGTGGGATCTGTGGTATTGGGTTTCTTCAGTTACAAGTCAAATGCCCAGGACTGGGGCGGTAAGTTGCTTACCTATCGTGGGTGGCCAGATGACTGGTTGATGGAGACAAAATACTCCAAAGCTGTCGATGGCAAGAAGCCTGGCCATCCAATTTTTGGCCAACACGACCCTGATTTTCGTGTTCCAATGTTCCCGGTCCAGACACCAGGAATCATTGATGCAACACAAATCAGAAAGCTGAAAGAAGCCTGGTTGAAGTCCATCGTTGAAGCCATGAGAATGGCTGCCGATGGAGTGCCACTTAGGAAGTACATCCTTGACCACTATGTAATCTCAGAGAACCCAGATGAGATCATCAAGTCTTTGAAGTGGCTGATCGATCACCCAAAGACCCTTGTGGCTTTTGACACTGAAACAACAGGACTAAAAGCTTTCGCTGAGGGTGCAGCCATAGTCTATGTCATGTTGAGATGGAAGGATGGTGACCAACTACGCTCAATTGGATTTCCTTGGGACTACCCTGAAAGCCCACTGAAACCACACATTGGGAGAATCACTCCATTCCTCAATAAGGCCCTGGAATCATCCACACTGGTTGGACACAATCTCACATTTGATGCCCTATTTGCTGCAGCCAACTTTGAGGGTTCGAATCTTGACAGATTGGGTGATGCCTGTCGATATGATACTTGGCACGAGGCATTCGTGCTTCGTCAAGCCAAGGGTTCACTTGGCTTGGACATGATGGCCTATCAGCACGTTCCTGAGTTGGGTGGCTATGATGAAGACTTTTCAATACTGATCGAGCTCGAACGTGATCTGCTTCATCCTGAACAGGGAGGACACTATGCTAGGTGTCCAGACGAGTACAAGGAAACGCATCTCAAGCCCTATGTGATGGGCGACGTTGAAGTCACTTACAAGACGCACGAGAAACTTCGTGAGAAGTATGCGGAGTGCAAGACTTACAAGATTCCTCTGGCCCACCCAACCCATAGAGGCAAATTCAGGTGGTATCAAACCATAAGCCGTCAACAGGTCTACGACAAGATCGTATCACCTGCATCTGGCACACTCATCAAGATGATGGGTCGTGGTCTTAAGGTGGATCTCAAGGAGCTCTCGTTCCAAGAGGAGATGTTCCCTCAGCTCATCTTTGAGACTCGCAAGAAGCTGCGTGAGATCACGCCAGAGGTGTTGGAGTGGTGTGAGTACATGGAGTCGCAGACACCTGGCTGGTTTCTAGATCTCGAGTCAAAGGACCATCTGAGAACCATTCTGTACGAGAAGATGAGGTTGCCAATCAAGGCACTTACATCTGCTGGACAATCGCGAATCAAAGAGGGGAAATTCTTTGTTGATCGTGTTGAGGACCTTGTTGGACCCATTGAAAAGGCTGAGAAAGCCATTCGCAAGATATCGCACAATGATGAAGACTTTCAAGACAAGTGGAAGGAATTCCTGAAAGTCATAGCGATCGATAAGTTTTCACTGAATGGATTGTCGGCTGAAAATCCAAAGGTAAGGCCCTTGCTTGAGTACAGGTCAATCTTCAAGCAGTATGCGTCCTACATCAGAACGATTCGTAACATCACAACCAAGGGCATTGACAAGAAGGCCAGAACCAAGGATCAACATTTGGCCAGAGACGGCATGGTGCACACCCAGTTCCTCATAACTGGAACGAGAAGTGGACGTCTAAGCTCACGTGATCCCAATCTTCAACAGCTCCCAGCTCGTGGTCAGGTCAAGCGAATCTACACGTCTAGATTTGGTGACAACGGCTGCCTCTATCAGGGTGACTTGTCTCAGATTGAGTTGAGACTCATAGCCGCAGCTTGTGGTGATGAGGCCATGGTCGACGCCTATGTTCGTGGCATTGACTTGCACTCACTGACCATGTCGAGAATCTTCAAGATGCCCTATGATCACTGTATCAAAGATCATGTCAGTGCATTGCAAAAGGCTGGAAAAGACAAAGAGGCCAAAGAGTGCGAGTTGAAGCGTAAGATCTCAAAGACGATCAACTTCTTGACTGGATACGGTGGTGGTGCTCAAGGACTTCAGGGCACCCTGGCCCAAGACGGTATCTATCAGACCATTGAGGAATGTGAAGCATTCCTTGAGGCATTCTTTGATTCATATCCTGCTCTGAGAGAGTACCTGTCCTACTACAAGGGGTTTATCGAGAGCAATGGTGTGGCTGTATCAATGCTTGGTCGAGTTAGAATCTTTGAGGAAGCTGGCTCTGACGACAATGGACTTAAGAGCAAAGCTCTGAGAGCTGGTTGTAATCACCTGATCCAAGCAACAGCCTCTGATATGATGCTTTGCTGCATCTGCGCCATTGAAACTTTGATGCGAGATGCTGGGCTGAAATCCATCCTTATCTCAACAGTTCACGATTCACTCCTGGTCGATTGCATCCGTGAGGAGCTGCCAATGGTTCATGAGATCGTGATGAGCGTCTTTACGAACATCCCAGACATCCTGGAGACATGGTTGGGCAACGACGTTGATTTGTCTTGGACACGAGTGTTGCCCTTCGATGGTGACTCTGAAGTTGGCAAGAACTACTTGGACATGATCAAGCTGTCTCATGGCGACAATGACTGGGCCGATGTGTTCAAGCGCATGGACGAAGAATAGTGTTTACAAAATCTCAGGAACCCATACACTTGGCCCATGCAAGAAGCGCCTCTTCCAGTTTACGAATCGTCACGCCTGGTTGGTCTAGAGTTGGAGTATGACAGTGGCAGTGCTCAGTTTCGTGAGCCCAATCCACTGCCTGTCAATTGGGTGGCCAAGCATGACGGCTCACTCAGAAATGGTCGTGAATTTGTGCTCGAGCCAGCAGTGGAGTACAACCAACTGATGCCATTTGTTCAACGCTTCGCTGAAGAATTTGACCAAATCAAGATTGGTTTGACAACTCGAGGTGGATTTCATGTCCACGTTCAAGCCCATGACTACAGCCATGACGATGCTTTTAACCTGGCTAAGCTGTACACCCACTTTCAGCCAGCCATCAACACGTTGTTGGGCGAATCCAGGGTAAACAATCGGTATTGCCCACCATTTCCTGACGATCTGTCTAAGGAGCAGCTGATTGCTGAGTTTAATCTTGAGGAGTCAGCTCCCAATCGTGAACGAGCCAAGTGGTCACGTGCCTATCGAGTGATCAACTTCGCAATGATGCGTTGCACAAATACGCTCCACCGTTCAGTTGAGTTTCGTCAGGGTTCACCGTCTAAACGATTTGCTAACATCTATGGTTGGTCTACATTTGTGACGGCTCTAACTGACATGGCTCGTGACCCAGGATTGGTTATTCTGGCCTCGCACAGTCCACGAACCTTAGATGGACTCCTGGAAGTTGTTGAGCAATGGCAACTTGCACGTTGTGGCCACAACCTGGTTGAATGGATCAAGTGGCGTCATGAAATCATGAATGGCCAACCCACGGATGAACTGATCTCACGGCTCGTGGTGTTGCTTCAGTCTGGTCCACTTGGACTTTTCTCAATCTCCACCAGTCTTGACATAAACTACCCAATGGCCAAGAAGCTGCTGGCTTTGACCAGCAGCCGTGGAATCATCACACAGTCAGGAAATCGTTACAGACTATGTCGTGTCATTGATGAGATCGCCCACGAGGATCTGAACATTCTCAGAGAGGCTGCTCTGACTCGTGAACGTTCTTAATTGTTTACACTAAATACCCTGAGCTTAGGATAAGAGTATGTGCGCTATTATTGGTTGGACTGGTCAGTTGCCTCGTGGTTTTCTCAGCTACCTTCTCATTGAGAGTGGTTCTCGTGGTAAAGATTCCACTGGAATTGCTTTCTATGGGTCCTTTAAGGATGTGAAGGAGAAGCAGGAATACAATGCCATTGGTGCCTACAAAGACGTTTTGGATCCATCATCGTTTGTCAAGGATGAAGACGTACAGAAGATCCTTAGTCAGGCACGCAGGTCGCCCACTGGCATTGGCCATACTCGACGTGCCTCTCCTGGAATGCCTATTGACAGCAGAAATGCACATCCCTACGGATACTGGGGACTCTACTTCGCTCACAATGGTCGAGTTGAAAACTGGAAGGCTTTGAAGATGACTCTGGTTGAGCACTTCAAAGGCATCGTCAAGAACTCAGTCAAGGAATCCTTGAAGGATGCTGGCACTGATGCCATGGTTGACAGCATCACTGACGGACTTATCGATTTTGTCAATGACATCGATGCCAATTGCAAGGCACTGTCTATTGCAGTCAGAGATTTTTGGGCACTTGGCAACTTTCAACAGGCTGATTATCTCTGGTCCACTTTTGGATCTAAGACTGGGCTTGATGAGCAGGCTTTTCTGAATTTGCCCATGAGGCAATTGCTTAAGTCAGCAGACTGTACGAAATACGCTGCTGATATTACCACCGACTCACAGGTGTTGGGTCCCTTTATCAACGCACGTGATTTTCGTCTGGTCGAGGGGTGCATGGCTCTCGTCTGGATTAGCCGAACCAGTCGTGGCCCTGAAGTCTATACTATGCGATACGGCAAAGAGGCTGTGTCAGCCAAGATTACTTGGCGTTGGAAGTGTCAGTCATTCACGTCCAAAGGCAAGCTCATTGAGGAATCCAACGACCAAGGGATCAAGATCCTGACCTTGGTGGCTTCCACTCGTGAAATCATCTCCAACGCACTCAACAAGCTGGATGATAACATCGAGTGCGCAGTCGAATATGAGGACTACAAGGAGGGCCACATTTATCGTCTCGACATCAATGGACTGGTCGATGAAGGAGCCGTGAATGTGTATGAGCATCCCACTCAAGACGAATTCTCATCTCAGGCCGTATGAAAAAATGCCTGAATTGTCAGAGGGAGATTGAAAAATACCGAGCTGACATACTGAACTCGTCGCTGTGCGCCAATTGCATCAGAAAAGTAAACTTTGTTCTTGATCACGTTCCATTCAAGCCATCAGTCACAAAATCTCAAGAGAGGGTGAAAAACAGTAAGCTGATGGTGTCATTTATCAAGGATACGGATCCTCTTACTATCAGCTTGCCTTTTAAGCGTGTCAACAAACCCACCATGGAAATCATCCGTGATGGGCATCACAGACCTGAGAAGGTGTTTACCTCGTGCTTAATCAATCGAGTTGTTGATAACAATGTTGCCAGGACGGATAATCTCCGTGATGCCAGCAGTGAGTTTTAGACTAGTGTTCCCAGGAGTGCCAATGGAGACTCTTGAGACAGAAGTCACATCACTGACATTGGCCACAACATCAGTGATATTGGCTTTGGACTGAACCACGCCAGTGACTTCACTGGCGTAAAGAGCTGATCCAACACCAAACCCATTCAGCCAGGTTCTGAGGGCGTTTCGTATCTCGCGGCGTTTGGCCTGGCTGTTTACACCCACATAGCCGATGTAAATGTCTGTGACTTTCTCTTGATCATAGCCTTGCAGTGATACCAGTCTCATGGTCATGTCAGAGGGTGAGCCCACAACGTAAAGGGTAACCAGACCAGTCAACAGGTTTATGGTTGACCGATATTGGTCTGACACTGAAAGGATGCCCTCACGATACAGTCTGGCGAAGCCTGGTTGCGTATCAGGGATCACGGCCAACTCAGTTGAGCCAACATACATCTTTACTGACCAAGGAGCCACAGGAGAGACTGGGATTTGGGCTGTGTAGATGGTGAGCGCAGCATTCTCATCCAAAGGACTTGTGGCAACCACACCTGCGTAGATGCGATCGATCGAGTAGATGAAGTCATCTTGGATTGTGGTGAACAGCTCATTTGGGCCTGAAGGTGACAGGTTAGCTATGGGCGTGGCCATGTCCACATGATTCACACCAGAGACACTGTTCAGTGTGGTGATCAGGTTCGACTGAACAACGGTGGCTCCTGGAGTCAGTGAAGATACAAATGCTGTTACGGCTGAAGCCAGTGAACGAGTCACAGACGCCACATCAAAGCCAGGGTTTGTCTTAAACTGAAGGCTGATTGGTATTGGGCGACTTGAGCCGTCACCCACAATCACATAATCAGTGGCAATGGCATGCTCTAACAAGTAGTCCTTCAGCGAGGCTTTGAGCTGGGGTGAAAGATTTGTAAGACCACCAGAGGCACCTGTCGTCCAAGCATAGACAACCACAATGTTGCCCTCAAGCAAGGAATTGGAGCTCTTCGTGGAGGCACGGGCATACGACACTGAACCATACACTGGGTCAGAGTAGTTGGAGGCCAACGATTGCCAGTCAGTGAGTGTGACTGCTCTGTTGTTTGTCTGAGTGTAAGCTGGTATAAGATCTCTGGCTTGATCCACAGTCTCCTTGTTTTGGCCACCTTGGCCAGAGGCTGTGTTGTTTTGCAGATTTATGGTTATCGGATTTTGAGTGCTATCAATGATGCCATTCAAAGACGAACCAATCGCTCCAGTAGGAATGTTGCCAATGGTGCCACCGCCCACACGGTATGTCACAACAATCGTGGCATCCACTGGGATTATCTGGCCAAACTTTCCATTGCCAAACTGAATGATGGTAACTTCATCTGGAAGAGTCTTTACAACATACGCTGGGTCTTGACTCGAAGCCAGATAGATGGATGTAAACTGAGTCCAAGTCTGGTCGTTGACCACCACTTTAACAGACCCGTCGATGACTTGTGGATAGTTGAGACGAAGAATGAAACCCTCCTGTATGGCAGCAGGTGATACGAACTTCTCCACTACTGTTTGGCCTTGAACCAACTGGATGCGACTCTCGTATGCTTGAGCATCAAAGGTTGTAAGAGCAAATGTGCCAGTCAAGGGCGAGGCAAGAATGATACGATTGTTGCTGATGGCTCCCTCAGACGAGGATATCTGTTGGATGATATGTGGAGTCGTATCAACAAGGGTGCTGTTAGAGATCAACTGGATGGTTTGACCCACTGTGAGGTACTCAAGCAAGTTGATAGATGTGTCAACAAGGTCGATGTAGTATGAACCTCCTTGGGCTGTGACTTGGCTTGGAACCACAGTATTGCCTGTGGCTGTCACGCTAAAGATCGCCACAGTCTGAACTGGAGTCGTGTTGCCAGCTTCGATGGTGTAATCACCAACCACCTCAAAGGGTAGGTTGGTAACAGTTCGAATCAGTGAACCATTTGGAATGGTCACATTATTGGCAATGGCAGACTCAATAGAAGCCTCACACAGCACAGTTGCTGGCTTGGCACTGGCCAGATTGTATCCCACTAGACTGCCAATGCGAATGGCTGACTCACGCAGAGTCATCGTGGACACAAACATCTCTGACACCTGGCGGTTAATGAGAAATGAGCTTGTTGTAAGGTTCCAAGCCATCAGGTCGACCAGGGTCATGCCAATGTTACTGGCCATGAAATCATTCCACTCACCTGGCCAACGAGATCTTATCCGCTGAATCAGGGCATCCCTGTTAGCAGAGTAATCCAGTTGGACGTACCGTAGCGTGTCTTCGTTCACAGAATAAATACGCTGTTCTTTACAGCATGACAGAGAACGAGAAATTGTTGCTAGACCTCAGTGTTAAGTCTGCAGCGCAGGGAATCAAAGCTGCAGTAAACACCCTGGAGACTGTCCACTATCTCCTAGCCAGGGCCAGAGGAGACTTGGTCTTGAGAAAGCAGATAGACCCAGAAAATACCAAGCTTTCAGGCCAGTACGTCTTTATGGACAGTTCGAACACCAACTTGGCAGAGCAAATTGAGAAGATCAAGAAGTTGCAGGGAGATCTCCTGACCATAAGGAACGGGCTCGGTAAGTCTGAGTAAGTTGTTTACATCTTTCTCTGGGTTGGGTAGGGTCAGACCGTGAAATTCTTTTTGGTTAGTGGAATCGGTGTTAGCCAACACATCGAAAATACAGTCCAAGGCCAGGAAAACATGGTGATTCCAGAGAATCCACACTTGGTGTTGAAATTCGTTCTGGACCACTGTCAGTCTCAACCTCCACTTGATGTCTCAGAGGAGATCATCAAGAATTTCTGTGCTGTGCTGAACAAGTCATGGAAGTTTGTCTTCCCCAATGAGCACGTGCCAAGAAATCCTTATCACTATGGCGCGGAATATCGAAATGTGTTGTCTCACAATCGTATAAGGATTCCACCTCCAGAAGACAGAAGTGTGGAGGTGATTTTACGCAATGAAGTTCTGCCAAACTCAATCTCTGAAACTCAACTGAGGTCCATCATTTGGCGTCTGGCCAATGCGTTTGAGTGGTGCACATTGCCCAACAGAAAGAGGCTTTCTGGCCACTCATTCTTTACACGAGAGACATGGAATGCTATCTCTGTCTATCGATCGGCCGAAGTTTTGGCCAGGACTACTTCTGCCGATTCTCCCGCTCAAGATCTCGAATCCGCTGCTTCAGATCATCCAGCTCAGACTGACGCTGCTGAGTAACTGCGATGGCTGTATTAGCCGCATTGACGCTATTGACAAGGGCGTCAATGCGGCTGTTTATTTGCTGCTGGCCTTGTGTGATGTCTTGTCTCAATGACTTGATCTCATTGGAGAAGTCTGACTTTGTAACGTAGTTTTGGTTCAACCACAGTACTGCCACAAATCCCAGTATGACTGCGAACCGGTAGACCCACTCACCGTAGGTGCTTAAAAAGTGTTGAAGCTTTTCTTGTCTTGGCTCGCCCATAGGTCTTCTTTATGAAGCTATACAGCCATAATAACAGCACATCTGTCAAAACAAGCACACCCACTGCCACAAGGAATGGCCACTTGACGGGAGTTGTCCAGTAGATGAGCGACACCAACGCAGTTTGACACCAGCAAACCAGGAGGTGTAGAAACACAAGTGGCTTTACAAAACGAAGCCATGGCACATTACTAGTGTCCAGAATTATCCGGAAACTAGTAATGGCCATGAATACCAGTTCACACAGAAGTGTGGCCTGAATTATGATACCAATAAGCACAGACTAACTATGAGCAACCCAGGCTGGTGCCACAGTTAGTGCATGTTGCACATGTGCCACTGATTTGAACATTGGAGCTGCCGCACGTCGTGCAGCACTGGCCGCTCTTGTATGTGGAAGTGCTGGCGGATTTGGTTGCGCCTTCAACCATTGTAACAGGCGCGGGTTTCTGGGCAGAACCCGAGCTGACATCAAAGGTTTTCTCATGTTTTCCATTGTCCGGAAATTCGCTTTCCATCCAACGGAAGATGTAGTCGATGATTGAACTTGCAGTTCTGATCTTCGGATTACTAGTGTAACCATGAGGTTCAAAACGTTGGTGTGAGAACTTGTCAACCAACGTCTGAAGAGGCACTCCATACTGCAAGGAGATTGAAGTCAAGGTTCCAATGGCGTCCATCAGGCCACCCATAGTAGAACCCTCCTTGGCCATTTGGATGAAGAGTTCACCGGGGCGTCCGTCATCGTAGAGACCCACAGTGGCATAACCCTCTTGGCCACTGATGTTGAACTTGTGGGTAAGGGCCTCACGAGTGTCTTGCAGACGCTCACGATATGGTCCGCCCTTGGTTGTGACCTGGTGCAGGGCTGACTCCAACTGAGCCACTTTGGCCTCCAGCGCTTTCAAAGCAGAGGTATCAGCCGTGTCTGCGTTTGACGATGTGTTAAGAGGCTGAGAACGCTTGGAGCCATCGCGATAGATAGCCACACACTTCAGACCAAGTTTCCAGGCCTCAATGTACGCGTTGCGAATGTCATTTGCCGTGGCATTGCCTGGCATGTTGACTGTCTTGGAGATGGCTCCAGAGATGAACGGTTGAACAGCGGCCATCACATTGAGGTGGGCCATCCAAGGAATGGAGCGTTGGCCTTTGGCTGCCTTGAAAGCACAGTCAAACACAGGAAGGTGGTAAGCCAGCAAGCCGCTTGTCTCACCTTCAACATCTTCAATAGTATCGTGCTTGAAGATGTAATCAGTGATACGGGCAATGTCAGCACTGGAGTAACCCAACTGCTTCAAAGCAGTCGGCACTGTGTTGTTGACAATCTTCAAGTGACCGCCACCGGCAAGTGTCTTGTACTTCACCAGGGCGATGTCCGGTTCAATGCCTGTGGTGTCACAGTCCATCATGAAGGCAATGGTGCCTGTGGGAGCAACCACAGTAACTTGAGCATTACGATAGCCGTGATTCAGACCCTCCTGATAGGCAGACTTCCATGAAGACTTGGCCTCTGCAATGACATCGCTAAGATTAGCCGGAAGTTTCAGTGACGAGTCGAGCTTATCAGCGGCTGCGCTGTGAGCACGAATCACTTCAAGCATTGACTCCTTGTTGGAGGGAGCCAGAGGTTTCTGAATGTGAGAGCAACGGGCATCGTTGTACCCAGAGAATGGTCCCTTGACTGAGGCGATCTCAGCTGACGTGGTGTAAGCCACACCAGTCATAAGGGCCGCCAACGAACCAGCCATTGTGTTGCCTTCTTTAGAATCGTAAGGCAGACCATAGCTCATGATGAGTGAGCCAAGATTTGCGTAGCCAAGACCCAGTGTACGGAAGATGTGAGAGTTCTCAGCGATAAGCTTGGTTGGATAGGAGGCCGAATCAACCAGAATCTCTTGGGCAATAATGAAGATACGAGCCGCAGCCTTGAACTTAGTAATGTCAAACTGACCGTCCTCAGTGCGGAACTTCATCAGGTTCAACGAGGCCAGGTTGCAGGCTGTGTTGTTGAGGAAGATATACTCTGAGCATGGGTTGGTGGAGTGGATTGGCTCTGTTCCCTTGCAAGTGTGCCAACGTTGAATGGCTCCGTCGTACTGCAAACCAGGGTCACCACAAACCCAAGTTCCTTCAGCGATCTGGTCGAGAAGTTTGGAGGCGTCTTTCTCCTCAACCACACTACCAGTTGTCACCGCTCGTGTCGGCCACTTCTCACCGTTGATGGCCGCGTTCATGAACTCGTCACTGACACGAACTGAGAGGTTCTCGTTCTGGTAAGCCACCGTGCCGTAAGCCTCACCGTTGAAGGAGCCATCATAGCCAGCATCGATAAGAGCGTGGGCTTTCTTCTCCTCCTTCATCTTGGCCACAATAAACTCCTCGATGTCAGGGTGCCAATCACGAAGTGTGTTCATCTTCGCAGCACGACGTGTCTTGCCACCGGACTTGATGGTGTTGGCCACTTGGTCATACACTTTCAGGAACGACATCGGACCAGATGGACGACCACCGCCAGAGAGACGCTCCTTAGAGGAACGAATAGTGCTCAGGTCAGTGCCAGTACCAGAGCCAAACTTAAAGAGCATCGCCTCAGACGCAGCCAGAGCCATCAGCGAGTCCATGTTGTCATCCACACTTTGTATGAAGCAGGCCGAACCTTGAGGACGAAGATATGGCAGAGTCTGCTTTTCAACTTGGCCTGTCTCGTAGTTGTAGGCCCAACCTCCTGAAGTTCCGTTGATGCCGGCCTTGTATTGGTGCCACAGGCCAACGTTGAACCACACTGGCGAGTTGAAAACGCCGTACTGGTTGAGGCACAGAGCAGAAAGTTCCTGATAGAAAACCTCACCGTCTTCCGCATTGAAATAGCCAGAATCAATACCCCAATCAGCAATCGTTCTAGCTACACGATGGATGAGCTTACGAACAGAATTCTCACGTTCAGACGTTCCATGCGTACCATAGAAGTACTTGCTAGCCACGATCTTGACCGCGAGATCAGACCAAGAAGCTGGGGCCTCAACATCCTTCTGCTCGAAGAGTGGCTTGCCACTATCATCGTTGATTACAACAGTTCGTTTACTCCAAGGGATCTCATCATATGGGCTTGTGGTTGCGTTTGAGAATACACGGTCAATAGCCAGCGTAGACATAGGTGAAAGAATTGACGGGGGATTACTGAAGTTTTACAGCGGCGACGGAGTGCAACAACAATGAGGACGACCCTTGATTCTGGTCATTCCAACAAATGTTGATTGCATCCAACGTACCATAGGGTGTGCCGCTAGTGATATTTACAGAACCGCCATTTTGAAGCAAAACTCCGTCAAGGGAGAGCGCATCGGCTTGTTGCACCAACGAGCTAAATTTAGAATCAGTAATGTCCACCCGGGCTAAATCCATGTCAAGAAACCAGGCTTGAATTTGGAACGTTGTTGAGTTTACAACCGTGATGTCTGCCACAACAACAGAACGCCGATATGCTCCCGACAATGGGGCCAGGCAGGGCTTTTGAGATGTGGGATTTTCAGTATCACCTCCACCCGTCCAAACGCCAACCAGAGCATACGGTTGTGCTGAATCGGTGGAAACAAAAATAGGTGGGTTGTAATCGTTATTGAACGTCAAACCCTGTGTGCATGAAAAGCCCATGAAAAGCTTTGTGGCAAGGCTCTCACCCACTGGCAATCCTGAACTATCACACATTCCCAAGAATAGCTCAGCAGAGTTAAGATTTTGGGCATAGTTAATAGTGCACAGCATGGCTACCCTAACTTTTGTGAATGACCCCAAAGACAGTTTACGAACGATGGAGGAGTTGTAGAGTGCCAATGACTTTCTCCCGCTGATCTCAACAATTGATGGTTGAATGGTGGATCCATCAGTTTGAGTGATAACCCACTCATCCTTCAGAAAGACACCATTCGACATGTTTTTGGCCAAGCCTTTCTCATACTGGGAGAAGTCATCATAGGCTGTGGTGAAAGTGGGTATAGCAATGACAGGGCCAGGTGGAGGCAGAGGGCTTCTGGTGTTGAGCACCTCATTGTCCTCGGTGCTTCTCAAGTCCAAAGCTGTACCACCGAATATCCAGGCCAAATCTTGTGGAGCCATGGGTGCAGTGCTGTTGACTCGCAACTTCCAGAAAGCTGGTACAAGGTCGTAGTCAGCATCAAGCTTGTAGCCCTCAACCACAACTGTTATGGAGGTACGAAACTCTGTTATGCTGTTGGCTTGTGGAGCCTCCATAGTCATGTTTTGTGGTTGGCCCACCAGCCGTAGACGGACATATCGAGTGCCAAACCATTCAGGGTATGGAACATCAATCCATGTCTGAGGCTCAGGTCCGCCAGAACGCCAAAACTCACCCATGAGGCACTCAACAAAGTAGGCTTGAGTGTCTGGCCTCAAGCAGAGAAAGTCTATCTGATATTTGAAGTCCCAAGCCATGGGCCTCTGACGTTGTATGACATAGGCCAGGTCATTCTTTGTGGGGTTGTCCACATCAGTGGCCCAGCCATAGATTCTGGCCGGATGCAATGTGTAATTCTGAGAGTTGCGGAATGACCAGTCCTTGCGCTGAACTGACAACAGGGGGTATCTTATGTTGGCAGGGTATGGTTCATACAGGGGCTGACCATTAAAGTCTTTCAGGTCCAACAGGTAGGCGAATGGATTGTTGGGGTCTTTCCACAGATTTTGAAACTGTGAGAATGCATCCATCACAGGCGCAAAGATAACGGGAACTGGGTAGCCATCTTGAACCTGGAAGACCTTGTTCAGCCAATACTGTACAGCCAGCTCATGGAACCGCATGGCTGACAGGTTCGTATCACTAGACGAACGTGGGCCCTTAATGATGATCTCATTCACACCCTAACTACCTTCTTGGGAAACCTGCCAGTTCTTCATGACATGAAAAGAGTGATACACTTAATTGCCATGGGTGATGCACTGCAGTATTCTCACCACACGCTACAGTCCATTGTGGCTTATGGAGTAAAATGCAAGGCTGATATCTGTATCACAACCAGCACACAGGAAGACCCGCCAAATTGGGAACGTCTTAATATCCTAAAAAGGGCATTGAATGACTCAAGGTGGGACCAGTTGCTGATGATGGACATTGATATTTTTGTAAGCCCAGATGCACCATCCATATTTGATGAATTCCCTGTTGGATTTCATGCTGCGGAGGACCAAGTAATAACGTGGGAAGACCACGACAAATTCAATCTGTGGCTAAAAACGTGGGGAAATTTTGATAATAAGACTCATTTCAATGGTGGAGTCATGCTAATGGACAGGCCTTCATTACAGGCTTTGAAGCCATGGTTGGAGCTTCCAAGAATCAATGGACCATTCTACACAGCTGATCAACACCACGAGAATGCAGCAGTGTACTGCACGTGGCCAGATTTCAAGACTATACCATCCACGTGGAACACACCAATTCCAGGAAAACCTGGACCAATGAATCTATTTTTGGAACCAGCTAATTTCCATCATGCTCATGGCATTGAGACAGCCCATGGAAAGGAACTAGTACTGGGCCAAGTTAGTCGTCAATACCAGGCACGTTTTCTTAAACGTATGGATGAGCTGGGTTCGCTGCTATGTGTGTTTCGTCTCATTGATCAGATGGGTTATCATGTGGGAGTGATCCACACAAAATGGAATGAGGGCCCATTTGGCCAATTTGTTAGCCACTACATGAATGCTAAAATTTTTCCGTGTACTCCAGGCATACTGGAAAATGTAGGCCCATTGTTAGACTTTGCTTTTGTAGACGACCTGAGTACTCTTCCTAATGTTCCGTGGGCCTCTGAAGCTATGATTGTGGCTTCAGACACTCCAGAAAATGAGAGCTATATCACCAGTAAGGGTTGGAAATACAAAAAGCTTGCGTCCTTCTTTGGACTCCAAGCTTTTGTGGCCTGTGTGGTTTAGCGAAGGGTGTGGACCCGTGGACGACGGACTCGAGGACGAGGAGTGGGTTGAGGAAAGAGTGACCCTGCATCCGCAGCTGGAGCAGGGCCAAAAGCCTCATCCAGTGAAATGGCCTGGGCCACAGGTTGCTCAGCTAGGGCTTCAAGTTGCTGGATACTTGGGGCCTTGATTCTACGGTCAGACTGACCAATTTTGGCTGTGTAGGTTGACAGGGCCCACTTACGTGCAGCCACAATAGTGGGCTTGTCCCTCTGATTGAACGGCCCATAGAAACCAGCTTGGCCGAGCATGGTCTGAAGCAAATCCCTGTCACTAGCGCACTTGGCTTGGCCCCAGCTGACGTGCTTGCCATTGAGAAGGTAGTCAACTGCATGGAGGAGGAAGAGCACCCAACCCACGAGGTACTCAGATTCCAGGTGAGATGCCATAAGGCGAAACTCCAATGTGCCTTGGCCTGCCAAGTGAGTGCCATTGAGCCAATAGTGCTTGTAGTTCCAAGCTCTACGGAAATTTGCAGGATCCGTTTGGATGGCCTTGGCTTGGCCATCAAGTTTCTTACAGTACTGGTTGTTCTGGCGGCACTCATCAGCCAACAGAAAGAAAGCGTTTTCGTACCTGGACATGAAACGCATGACACGTTCAAACTTCTCAGGGGTGACGCCATTCATGTCAACATGGACATGAAGACCACACTTGTTGTTGACACTGCCACCAGCACGCTTGATGATGTCAACAATCTTAACAGCTTTCACCAGACCTTCGTAGGACTCAATGACAGGTGAGGCAATCTCAAATCCACATGAACTGTCAAGTTTAAGGTCCCAGTGGGATCCAGTGCTGTGGCGATAGTGGCCAGCATGCACGACTTCCCAGTTCATACGTCGAAGCACACGTTCAATCTCACGAAGAGGATTGACTGGGCAGGTAAACTCAACTTCGAAACCAATCTTGCGGAGCAGCGTTTGCATGGGGAGGAGTATACTCCGTGCGAGGAGTTTGTAAACAATTTTTGAAAATTATTTTCAATGCGCCTGGCATTGAAAAAATCGATGTTCCACGTGGAACACCTTACTCTTGGTCAGCTGCTGACGAAGTGCCAAGCATGCGCAGCACCTTTTCCACGTCATCTTCATAGATGTGGGCACTGTGAGCTGTGTGCGTGTAGTGGCCTTTAGTCAGTGATGGGTAGACAGGCTTCAGAGCCTCGACCATTCTGTCTTGAATGTGGACAAACCATGGCATGTCATATGCCAGACCACGAACAAGATCATTGGATCGCATCACCATGCTGAGATTCAGCTGGTTGTTGCGAATTTGAAATACGCCGTGAAGAGTGCAGACTTGGTCTTTGTTGCCGTCCCAGTAGTGGTGAGGCATGGCGAATGGCATCACAGCTTGGCGACTGTTGATGTCTTTCTTGAGTGAGTGAATCACCCACTCCCATGGGCTTCTCAAGGTCGCACTGCCCGTTACCTCTGTCTCAAATTCTGGGTGACCAAGTGAAGGAACCTGCCAGATCAAGTGGCCATAGGCTGAGTTGACTGTTCCATCTGGATTGGCCAGGTTAAGCCAGAACTTGCTGGCTTTGCCAAACTCTTTGGCGTCATTCGTCATCGAGTCATAGACAACTTTCTCCTTTGAGAAGTAGTCAGCCAAGACCTTGTTTCTCTCAGGGTCTGAGGTGATGATCGACTCTGAGATGGGATGGTCCACACGGAATGAGACGTCAGTGATCTCATAGACCGTCTTGCCTCTCGTGGCAACTTTGTACTCAGGGTGATAGAGTACACTCTTTAGGAGATAGCTGTATGCGGAATGAATTGTCTTTCTGGAAAATTGCCGATAATGATTGGAGATACTCATCGCGTTTATTAAATCTCTTGGCCCAGGAAGGGTGCGGTATAGAGAACTCTGGAGTTATGCCAAGGGATTGCAATCCCTTGGTGGCTTCCCTTCCAAGGGCAATGACTTGGGCGTTTCTGCGTCCCAGGAATTTTTTGATGACTGACGAATCTTTCTCGTGGTTTGCGTTTGACCAGGCGATTTTCTCCTCAGGCACACCCAATTCTTGCAAGATCGAGGTGATGAAAAAAGCCGAGGCACTATCATCATGGAAAGGCCAGTGGTTGAAATGACTAAATTTCGGATTTATCTGGTCGCCGACGAGTAAGTAGTCAGCGTCCGCGATATTGCCATTGAGGTTCATAGAGTCCAGACCGTCGGGCTGGACGCAACGATTGATGGAGAGAGTGAGGATAATGTCCTCAACGCTGGCGATATTTCGATCCCAGGTCAAGACGCCAGGTCTTTTTGAAAAACCTCTGAATGCAGCGTCAGAAAGTTCGGTGGCTCCTTGTGTCAAGAAATACAACGCACCATACCTCAGGGCCACTCGATCCAAGATTCGGCTGGTCACGATCCAAGAGTTAAGCATCTTGGTTTGGTACTTGTGCTTGGAAGTACCCATCTCCATGATGCTAGAAGCGCCCAGAACTCTACTGAGAATGTCGACCCAACTGGAGGTTACTACCACCAGCTTGGTCTTGCTTAAGCGTGAGGCTAACCTCAGGGCTGCGGTGAAGTGTACGAAAGGTTTGCTGTACATGGACTTTCGTCCATGAGCACGAATCACTGTCGCGCCAGCCTCTTTGAAGGCTTCAGCTAGTTTTGACCTCTGATGGTCGTCAAAACCACCAAGAAGGATTATGCCTTTCACAAATGTTCGATTTCCTCACCTGGAAGAACCCATTCCCCCTGCTTGGAATAGCGAACAACTCCAGTATTGGAGTCTCTCACGGCCATGGTGGCCACACCAGAGCTGGCAATGAATTTTCTCGAGTCAGGAAAATCGTGAAGAAGCATGTCAATCATGTCATGAATGAATGCATCTCTAGCTCTTGAATGGTCTCTGTACCCTCTCTTCGAATTCCAGAGGTGGGTTACCATGGAGTTCTCAGCCATGTGGTCTGAGAATCGATCGTAAGACGTGACAGTCTTTATCTTCTTGCCAGTTTTCTTGGCCATCAAGGCCAGAATCATCTGCTCAGCAAACACCATCTCATCGATGTAGCTTGGGCTGTGAGTCCAATCCACTTTCTGGCTAGAAAGCTTTGAATTAGAAAAATCACGCATGAAACTGAAGCATGCTTGAGTGTAATCCTCCTTGAACTTATCATTCAAGAAAGCCAGAATTCCTGTGTTGACTGGACTAACCTGATTGGTGTCTATATCAGACCAGGGACCCATGATTGAAGGCCACTTGTTTGTGTAGGGTGTCCAATCAGACGGTTCAGGGTGTAGTGCCACTGCAGCTGAAGCATCCAAAGTCTTGTAGACTGGCTTCCACACAATTGCGTCCATGTCCACTGACACAGATGGGCATGGCATCTGAGCGTGGGCGAATATCTTGCCAGCGGCCCAGAAAACTTTTGGGTTGATGGAGGTGTCCACCTTCATCTCAACCACTTTGTCATACAAGGCAGTGAGGCGAAGAGAGTTCAGGTACTCAATGCCTCGTCTATCAGCTACGAGGTACATCGGACCTGAGTGCGATTTGTAGTAGAGAACGCTCGCTATAAGCGAGATAAGCTCGTAGTCCTGCATCTCAACCTTGGCCATGGGTTGAGTCCACAGTGAATGATAGCCCGGAACCTTACGGGCCAGAAGTGTCATGTTTTTGAGGAAGCCTAGCACACTCATGACACTTAGAACAGATTACTAGAAGTTCACTACAATTCTTTTCTCTTTTAAGTGGATGTCGACAGTGTTTGGAGCCAATGGCACAGCTTTGGGTCCCTCTTCGATCTCAATCTCCCACTTTTCACCGCGGAGCTGTGTGGCAGTGTCAAATTCTAAGTCTAACTCTACACTTTCGTCATTCTCGTCAAGCACAGTGAATGTGGCATGGACAGCCACATTCACCACACTCACGTCTATGTCTTTGATGCCCCAGGGTCTCTCGTCAAGTTGGGCATTCCACTTTACGTCAACCACAGCCCACTCAGTCTCAATATGGGACAAGTCAGCAAGCCAAAGACCCTTTAGTTGGGCTTGAAGACGAACCCACTGCTCGTGGCCGTAGAAATCTACGGCTCCACGTTCAACTCTAGTGGAATACTGTGATTCTTGCTCTTGCAAGATCCGGCTGACAGACGCTTTCATTTTGGCCAGGGTTCAGCTGAGTCAATCACATTGCCAAACTTTCTAAGTTCAGCCAACTTGTCAGTCGGTCGTCCCAAACCACCAATGATGGTGTAGACCACCAAGCCAGGTTTATTGCCACGATAGATGCCACGATGAACAGTGTTTCCAGGCTTAAGAATTCTGGTCAACTGCTCAAATGCGGTGTCAAGATTGACCTGCGGAACCTCATTCAAGACATCCTCTGACCCAATGATCATTGCACCAGCTGTGTTGCCAGTCTCAATTGAGACACCACCACTGAGGATGTTCTTCTTCAGTGAGTTTCTAATGGCAAACGAGATGCCCGTGGCATCCTTCCAATTCTCCACTGGAGTTGCACCGAAGGTGATCAGTCCAGAATCGAGAATCGTCTTAAGGTCTGATGGGTCGAATGATGTGTAACGACTCTCACGAATGGCCGTGAGGTTGAAGAGGTGGAATAGGGAGAGAAGACTACGATTGGCAGTGTCCCAGAATGGGTCCACAGCGAGTTTTGGATAGAGGGTAGAAATCTTCTCATTGTCTACAAGGATCAGAGGAGAAACGATGCCCTTCTCGACCAAAGCAAATACATCACGAAGAACGTTGTAGGCATTAGCATTCAGCTTCTGGCCCTCAGAGATCTTTGGCAGAGCCAGTACCACGCCAACTTTTTGGCTGCTGGTTTTCAATGACTGTTGCAGCTCAATGGCTACATCCACCAGGTGCAACAAGGTGCCGGATCCAGTGCCGCCAGCAGCCGATGCACAGCAGAATATGCGGTCAAAGCCTGGACCAAAGGAACGACGCATGAAATCCAAGACGTCTTCCTTTTTGTCCTTGATGAGTGAGGCCGCCACAGCCGGATTCTTGCCAGCGCCGCCAGTGCCAATCAACAGTTTTCTGTCAGCTGGCATGTCAATGGTGGCCAGATCCTGCTCAGAGGTGTTTATGACGGCGGTACGCTTGTACCCCATCTTCCAGAAAGTTTGGGCCAGACGACCACCACCTTGACCAGCGCCTACAACGGCAAACTTGAAGGCACCTTGAAAGGTATCTTCAATCTCTATGGTCTTCTCCTCCTCGGGTAAGGGGATATCGGGTACCTCAACATCAAAGTTGTCTGACATACAACCTAACTACTGCCAATAGGGTTGAGGTAGAGGAGTGAGGCAGACTAGCCCCACAACTTCTGAAGACCTTCAATGACCAAAGCCAACCACAGCAGGGCCAAAAATGCCATGGCTAGCTGAATCTTGGTATTATTTTTGTGCATTTTTCCAAGCTTTAGACTCTGGACGACCTTTCTCACCAGGCTTGGCAGGTCGGTAGTTCTTACCCATACGCTTTCTCTTCTGGTGGATATTGTGCCAGAGTCCCTTGTTGGACTCAGAGAATGACTGCTCATCATCTCTCTTGGACTTCAAGTCATTCAACTTTGCCTGGATCTTTTTCCAAAGCTCATCCGGCTTGCCACTGGCCTCCCAATCATTGGTTTGGTACTCAGCAACAGCGTCTCGAATCTCGTCAGCATTGACCAATACCCAGCCAGACCCAAAGTCAATGGCAAGAGGACCACTTCCCTTCATGAAGTCACTGGCATACCAGCTTCCGGGTGTCTTGTCAATCTGGACAATGGGCTCAGGTGATTTGCCCACCATCATTTGCATCTGCTTAGTAGCAACATCTGGGTGTATCAGATACACGTCATGGTGGTAAGTCTTGCCACCCGCTGCAGATGTGGCCTGCACTGGAAGTTTGATCTTGTTGCGATTGTCGGCTTCACCAATCGCCGCAACCCGTTGGGCCAACTTGTGGTCAGAGCTCTTTTGGCTCATGATCGGGTAGTTTTGACCACTGTACACGTCAGTGTCCACCTCTGTCTCCGTGTCAAAAGCAGCCCGAATCGTTTTCAACGAGTCAGCCATGCTCTCCTCAGTGGACAAATCCAAAAGAGCAGTTTGACCATTTTTTGAAACGGTATACTGATTGGAACCCTCGTCATTCGGCTCAACCGTAAAACCTTGGTTTTGAAGATCAGTGATGACAGAGTTGTCACCACCAACCTCAACCTCAATCAGCATCTTAGAAAACTTCATGGCTTAAATACGGACTGAGTTTGTTAAAAAGTCGCTGTAGGCGATTGGCAGACCCTTGTCCAGGTCCACCTTTGGGGTCCATGAGGTGATGTTTCTAAGGCGGCTGGAATCGAGAATCTTGCGAGGTGTGCCATCTGGTTTAGATGGATCCCACACAATTTCGCCCTTGTAGCCCACAACCTTGGCAACTTTGTAGACCAAGTCTCTGATTGAGATGTCAGAACCATAGCCAACATTGACCAAGCCACTGACCTCACTCATCTCTGCGAGACTAATAGCCGCATCAGCCAGGTCATCTGAGTAGAGAAACTCTCTAAGAGCTGACCCTGTTCCCCAGCAAGAATAGGTGGGATCACCTTTGATCTTGGCTGCATGCAACTTGGCGATAAGACCTGGAATGACGTGGGACGCTGTGGGGGAGTAATTGTCATTGGGTCCATACAGATTTGTGGGCATTAATGCCACATAGTTGAACCCATGTTGAACCCTAAAGGCCTCACACATCATGTAGCCTGCAATCTTAGCCACAGAATAGGCTTGGTTGGTGGGTTCCAATGGCCCAGACAGGAGCTCTGACTCCTTGATGGGTTGCTTGGCCATCTTTGGGTAGATGCAGGATGAGCCAAAAAAGACAAGACGTTTTACGTCACAAAACAAGGAGGCATGTATGACGTTGTTTTGAATCTGAAGATTGTCCAGTATGAAATCACCTGGACGTGTTGAGTTGGCCACAATGCCACCCACAGTGGCAGCCGCAAGATACACCACGTCTGGGGAGTGTTCCTTGAACCAAGCCATCACAGAGGCTTGGTCCCTCAAGTCTACATTGCGACGATCACAGGTAAGGACACCCAGATTTTTTCTGTTGGCCCAAGTGCGATTTAGGCCGCGAATTATCGCTGACCCCACGAGACCTTTGTGCCCAGCCACGAAAATCTTCATGGATCTAAGAACAAAATAGGTTTTGTATCAGGCTCCTTGCCACTTCCACTTGATCCAGGTATCACTCTCACGGGTGGCCGTGGACAATGGAATGTAGGGTGTGTTGGCCATTTTGAGAACCACACCCTCGATGGTGGGCATGTTGGCCCTCATTTTTGACAGGACTGATTGTGTGGGCTCATACAGCCAGTCAACACCCACTTGATCGCAGAGCCACTTGGCTTTGGCTTCACGCTCAGCGGGAGTGCTTCGGTCCAGACTCTGACCTTCGTAGGCCACCACCTCAAATGGGTAGAATTTCTTCTTGAAGACCTCGCCATCCAGCAGTGTGCCAGCTGGCAACTGCTTCCACTCAGTGAGGTCCACCGTCAGGCCATACCACCCACCGTGGCGATTAGCCACATGGATACCATTCTCGTTGACACCCACCTGAGCACGGTCCCCGTTGATCTTGAGCTGGACTGTCCACCCACCTTTGATGCGAGTGAAAATGTCCTTGACGTCTGTCTTAGAGGTGATTTGACGGCCACTCTTTGGCCGCATGGGAAACATGGGCATTGAGAGGCCAGGGAGAATTGCTTGCTTAGTCATGGGCCGAGTATACCCGGACCCAAGAAATTTGTAAACAAGTTTTTTTAAGGAGCGTACTGCTTGTTGCAGCCGATTTGTACGATTCTCATGGAAAGTGGAGCCAGCTGTCGGGATTGAACCGACGACCCTTCGCTTACAAAGCGAGCGCTCTGCCGCTGAGCTAAGCTGGCTAAATGAATGGCAGGCTCACCAGGAATCGAACCTGGAAAGCGGACTTAGAAGGTCCGTGTTATGTCCATTTAACTATGAGCCCGTGAAACCACCCTACGACTTGGTGTCTTCATGTACACCACGACGTTTAAGTTCACGCTTGATGTAAAAGGCAGCCTTCTGAAGATCTTCAATGGCATCAGCCTTGAGATCAGCCCGCCAGATGTACTTCATAGCATTGCCCAAGTTGAAGTTCATGTGCTCCACAATGTCAATGCACTCCACACCAGATGGATGACTGTTGTAATGGACTGGGTGATCTACTGGCGTGTTTCCTTCTTTAGTGACTGGCATACTATTGGATAAATGGTGAGTTTGGCGAGCGATCTCTTACTTCATGTGGAAGAACACAGAAGTTTGGGTATGCGTGAGGGTTGTGGATATCAGACACAAAACCAGGGTGCCTATAAAGCGCCTCAAACTGTTCCTCAGTCATTCCGGCCTGATCAGCATAGTGGTAGCTCAGGCCAAACTGTTTGTTGGCGTCTGAGACTCTATCACCTTTCTGTGAAACACGCCTCTTGAAAAAGTTGAAACCCAATTTAGGATAATGCAGGACTTTAAGTCTGTCAATGATGGGCTCGTGGTCAAAGGTGTTCTCACCAGGGACACGATAGCCAAACTCCTTGAAGTGGAAATCCTTCTTGTATTTGGTGTTGAAGGCCAGTCGCTTGACGCCTTCAATGGAGGGGTCAATGTAACCCTGTGGCACCAAGCGATGGAGCATGGCAGACGAGTCGTGCTTTGGAAACTCACGTGACAGCATCTGAATGTTGGTGGGTGATGGGAACGAGATGCCTTGAGAATCGTACCTCTGTAGCTTGGTCCTGACACCCATGGGGTGCCAAACAAACTCATCGCAGTCCACAACGAAAACCCACTCTGGCAGACCCTCAATCTCTTGAAAGAGACTACGCCAGCCATGTGTACGAATGTAGTGCAGTGACTGGTTGGGACACTGGGAGAAAGACGGATTGTAGATGTCGACAGTGCCAACAGATGGATTGACTCTTAGCTCAATGTGGCACGACGTTGTGCCCATGTAATTGAGAATGATCTCTCTGGAACGGTCTGTGGACTTGCCGTCGAAGAAGACAATGTAATCGCAGATGCGAGTGTAATAGTCCAGAAAGAATGGGAGCATGGGCTCCTCATTGTAGATGGGAACAATGGCTGTGATGTGCATGTCACTGAGCTATGATATGAACCGGATTGGACTTCCACACAGTCATAAGCTCACGCTTTTGGTCATGCGTCAAATCCTTGACTTTAATCTCTGTCTTAAGGGCCGTGGACTTGCTGTCGCATGTGACTGAAACGACAAACTTGAATGGCTGGCGACAGGCTGGTCTCAGGTATTTGGCCCCCTTGCCAGAGATGTGCTTCTTGAGTCTACGCTCAATGTTGATTGAGACACCAGTGTAGATGGTGTCATCTGCGCATTCAATCATGTAGATGCTCCAGACGCTCTCACCACTTTTGCGGGTCATGTGATTCATGTGAAATTGGTAGGGACTACAGGACTCGAACCTGTGACCATCACCGTGTAAAGGTGCAGCTCTACCACTGAGCTAAGTCCCTGGAAGGTGGAGCGGGGCCCTGGATTGGTTACCAGGACTACAACCCATCTGATCAGGATGAGCTTAACGTGAGCTAGGTACCAACTCACGAAACGGTTTAACGAACCAGCGTGCTAATTACACCAGCCCCGCAAAAGTGGTCGGAATGACAGGATTTGAACCTGCGACGTCTTGCTCCCAAAGCAAGTGCTCTACCGGGCTGAGCTACATTCCGTTCTCATTGAAAGAACACTCTTAAGGTACAACCTCAAGTCAGTTTAGTGAAACTATTTCATCTGCTTTCAGATTTTTCTCGCTGTAGACATGAAGCACTCCTCTGTTGTCCTCGACCACCAGTCGAATGGCTCCTGACAGCTTGGTAAAGACAGCCACGACAGTTCCTTCAAAGGTGTAGTCACCACCAACCTTTGAAACCTTGTCACCAATATTGAATTTAGCGTCCATGTTAGTATTGCTTGAAGTTACTCATGTTGGCCTCCTTCAGCTTCATACCTGAGGTAGCCAACACCTGGTTAATTGCTGGGATGTTGGATGGGATGTGAGAGCAGAGACACGAGGAGGACCACAGGCGATACCAGGCACCCATAAGCACTGGCTCACCATTGATGATCGTCATGACTGGGTTTCCAGAATCACCCCCAATGCATGGCTCATAGAATGGAGACAAATTGGATTGGGTTGGTGCTGAAATCTGAGCGTAGACTGCACCATCTGAGTTTTGAAGAGTGTCAAAGACACCAATCAGGGCTTTCTTCTCTTGATCAGAGCAAAGCATGGGAACTTTGGGTGAGCCCGCGTTCCAGCTCAAGTACTTGCTGAAGTTGGCCGGCAAGACGGAGTAGACCTTCAAGGCATCAGACACGGTCGAACTTAGCTCGCCGATCATGATGTCGGATCCAGCAACCTGAGTTGTCTTGATCACACTGTACTCATAGGCGTTGTTTGCCTTGTCAACAAAGTAGACTTTGAATGGAACTGCGGGATATGGAACGTGATTGGCCAGAAGCAAGTGCTTCTTGGTAATAAGAGTGCCACCACCCACACCGCCCAGGCCAAGGATGGACACCACAGCCCCAGTCATGTCCACAGATGTGGCCCAGCAGTTGAGGTTGCGAGTCCACTTGAGTGGGTGAACATAGCCAGAGAAGAGAGGCTTCTCCCTGTTTGTGCCACTAACCAGAGCGTTGAAAGTGCCAGTGATTTGGTCAATCAGGTCAACTTGAGCTGGTGGTGTTGGTAGCTTCGTGGCACCCATCAGTGGGAAAACACTGCCATTGGTGGAATCCACCGCGATGTAGCCCGCGTTGGGTACTGTGTAGATGTAGAGAGGCGGATACTTGACAGAGTACAGCGGCTCTCTGAGCAGAACGACCGTCCACTTGTCATAGCCAGCAGCAGTCAGGTACTGCTCAGACTCAACCTGGGACATCTTGATTGGCGGGTGAATCACACAATCGTCCATGTAAGGTGAATCAATCGTGGTGATACTGATCTTGCCTCGGCTGGTGCAGTTCACCATGATGGTGTCGTACTGCTCATTACCTCTGAAGATGCAATGGATAAAGCTAAGGCCCTTTGGCGATGAAGCCTGGTAGAATTTGGCTTGTTTGGTGATACCAAGCGCTGTTTTCCAGCACAGGTCTAGCATTTGGTTGAAGTCTAGTTGGGCCATAAAAGATTGGACAGATAGATGGGTTGGTCATGACCCCAACTACAATTTAACTGCTCCTTTTCCGTGTGCTTGCGTCACAGCCTCTATGGTCACCCTCAGCTCAACAAGCACTTACGTTACACGAGTCAAGAGTACAGAGCTAAGCTGTCTTTCCAGCTGTCAATGTGTGTCAATGAGTCGACCGGGTTCTCCCAGTCCGTGTACCACATCGCTCGTCTGTCTGTCCACCTATAAGAACAAGGCATCCACTGGCTATCTGGGGTCGAAGTCGGTGTCCTCCAGCCGGCGCTTCTGAATCTCAGCCTCATCGCTCATGCACCAGCGGTAGCCAGACCAAAAACCAAACATGAAGACACAGGTGAATAGTACAACGTAAAGCACAGGGTGCATCTTGAGCAGAGAGGTAAGATTTGTAAACACTTACTCCGTGTGTGGCTGCCAAGGTTCAGATGGTGTGAACTGGCCCACCAAGGCTTTGGCCTCAGAGTCATAGGAGCCCAGTTGTTCCAGCAACTCAACAATAAGATTCACTAGGCCATCACGAGTCCGAATTACATACGCATTTAACGGCTCGTCCTCTAGACTTACCATATCAAAGATATAGCTGTGTATCTCGCGGGTCAGATACGACAGTCTGTATTCTCTGTTTCGGTTAAACAAATCTCTTAACCTATTTCTTACTCCTCCTACGGGCTGTAGCAACTCATAACGTGTGTCTTTGAGGTCTTGCAAAGCTCGGCCGTGTATGATGTCACCAACCAGGTCGTTGCCGGCCCTCTCGACATCAAGCATGTGGCGAAGCAGTGACTTGAGTTCTTGGGTCAACTCTTCCCTGTAAGGTGACCAATTGTCTGCGGTTTCTTCGCCATTCATGATCTAATTACGCATCTTGTACGGCTTCACGATGTCACCTCTGGCAATGGCTCTGGCAAAGATCTCTGGGGCTTCCCTTCGGAGGTCAGCCGTCAGTTGGCTGACTGTCTTGAGCTCTGATGATGTGATCTTCAGTGGCTTCTGGTGGTTGTTAAGCTTGGCCTTCTTCTGTGGCACATGACCGGTTCTGGCTGGTTGCATCTTATTCAAATCTGAGTTTTGTCTTGGTTAGGTTCTCTGTAGCACTCAAGGTATCGTTGATACAATCAACAAGATCTTTTCTGTATTTCTGTATTTCCCAATCTCCGCTGTCGAATTCCAGACTTTCAATCCACCAGAATGAGTACTCTGAAATTTTCTGGAGTCTCATGCTTTCAGCGTAGGTCCACACTGCTGAAAGCATGAGCAACTCCCAGAGCTTTTCTCTAAGCTTTTGAACTTGGCCATAAACTTCAAGGCGTTGTTCATCCACATCTGAAAATGGGCTGCCTCGTATGATTCGGCCAACTAGATCGTCTGCCTCGGTGTAATTCTCAGCCAAGTCCCTCAGGCCAATAAGCACCTCGGCCATTTCTCTTCGGGTCTTGTCGTAGTAGTCCTCTGACATGGTTTAACTACAAAAAGAAGGCCCACCTCGAGGTGGGCCAAAGTCGAGTGGTGGGATTTTTACCTAGCATGGATACCACTTAAGGGTCTCCTCGGTGCATTCCTGCATCCTTAGCGTCTGTCGTTTCCGCCACACTCAACTAAATGGTGGACCTGGAGAGAATCGAACTCTCGTCTTGGCAGGGACTAAAAGAGACGTGAATCACATGCTTTAGACATCTGTGAATTAGCACAGCTTAGCCGATGTCCGCTAGGCTGTGCTTTTACCACTGAGCCCAGTGATCAAGTCAACCAGCACGCCTGATTGATCGTGTCTCGCAATTTTCGCCCACACCCCTTAGCGAGCATCCAGGGGTGGACGGTGTGGCTTAAGCCACAGCAGCTTCGGTCTCAGCAACCAGAGCGCCGCCCTCAGTGAGGAACTCATCAGCATTATTGATGATGTAGTCCGCCTGGGCGAGGAGGCTCTCCACGCTAGCATCGACTTCCGCGTCAACAGCAGTATTGGCAGTTGATGTTTTAATGGGTAGTTTTAACGAGGCCAACCATCATCCTCGGCATGTGGTCTACAATCGGCATCTGCCAATCGAAACCAGTACAGGCCCAAAATTTGAAAGAACGAACTGAAATTAAAGCTGGCCAGTTGGCAATGAAGAAAACAACTGGCCAGCGGGGGATAACTACAGGTTAACCCTCCACCAGCGCTGTGGTTAGCAGCGACATTCTTAGTTTAACACCCTGAGATGAGGTGTAAACTACTTATTCGAAGTCTTCGAAACCTCCAACTGTAAAACCTTCAAAACGATCCCATGGGCTAACATCGTAAAAGGCTATCTCCCTGAGCTCATCCGTAAGTTTGTCACAGGCGTCCAAGATAACGAGAGCAGCATCAATAGCTGGGAACCTAACCGCCGCGGATCTGTTCCACTCTCTGTCATTGCTATGGCCACCTTGTTGGGTGTGGTGCATAGCGATGAGTTGATCGAGGCCTTTGGACAATTTTTGGATGTGATCAGACGTAACAAATGGACAACCGCCCAAGAGATTATGGACCCATGTTTCGTGGCTTAGCATCTGATCCAGGCGATTTTTCATGGCCAACAGATTGGCCTTGGATGAGAGCGGGCCCACGATAACCATCTCAGCAATGGTTGCAATGTCCATTGCTTCTTGGTCCTGTACCTCTGTGATTATTCGATCGACTCTGTTCATGAGGTAATTACGCCTTTACTCTAGATTTAGGCACAAACTGATAGTTCCTTAAAAGTCGACAGTGAACACACACCTTTCGTCCGTCAAACAAGGTCAAATCAAATTGGTGTCCAACTTTTTGACAGTGGGCTTTTTTACGGGACAAAAGCTGATCTCTCTTGGCTTCAGCGGCTTTGTCTTCGAGTTCCTCCTCGAGGCTCTTCTTTTTATTCCTGCCAGGACGCAAGTCACCCAGACTCAGAGCACCTATTGAGCCATGGCCATAATTTCCGTACTCTAGAAGAAATGGGCTGCTTCTGTTCATAGGTTTTTCTTGAAATCCTCCCAGTACGAAAGGGTAGCCACTGTCTGATGGCCACTTGGTCCACCGTTATGAACTCTTGCCATCTTCTTGTAGTCCATGCTTCTCAGAGCATCTGGCACATGGCGACTGAGGTATGCCCTCACAACCTTCACTGAGTAACCCCACTTGTTGCAATCTGAGTATTTGCCACCGATGCTGGGATCTGCCTCCAGCGCATCGAGCCAGTACTTGTAATGGATCTGCAAGGGCCCAATTGCTCGGCCATTATCACCTGGCTTCACGCCTTTCTTCTGGCCTCTGGCTTCGACCTTGTTCAAAACTTGAACAAAGGTATGGAAGTCCTTGGCCTCTGACTTGAGGGCGAGTGCCAACACCAAGATTGCAAGGGTAGTTTTCATGCATGAATGGGGGTTAGACTGTCCATGATCTTGGCAAGACAGACATCGGGTGTAAACAAAAATGTGTTTACCTCAAGAAAGTACTGGACGGGCGGTTCGTAGTAAGTCACATGGTGGGCTGTCTTGTGATTGGGCGGCGTGGGCAAGTAGACCTCAAGCACATCATGCTCTGTCTTGAACCTGTCACGTTGGTCTCTAAATGGAGCCACAGCCGACACCACGCAGTACTTGTTATGCCTGTGGGAGACCACTGCCATTTCCTGAATGAGATCTATGTTCTCGCGGCGGCCTAACTCTGAGTAATCATTGTTGCCCACAAGCTTGCGCACCACGTCGCCATCAATCCAAGGACACTTGAGCTCGGTGCTAAGCATTCGAGCTAGTGTAGTTTTCCCTGACTTTGGTTGGCCTGTAAACCAGATGATCATTGGATATGGTAACTACGACCAGCCCCATGCTTTTCGAGAGCGAAAGATGGAGTAATCACAGTTTTCTACATCCATGCAGAATAAGCTTTCTTGCGGAGGGTAGAGATAGACAAGGGCACGATCGGTCTCACCGTTGTCCAGGACAATTGGCAACCACTTAGCTTCATAGCCAGCATAAACCTCCATGGAATGGATGGGCATAAGGTCCTCCTCGTCGATCTGATAGAGCTCGCCACGCAGTGGCTTGCCGCCCTCGTCCTTCCACGTGAATGGAATGCCATGGCTGCGGTGAACCATCAACCGCATGTTGTCGATGGTTCGACCATCACAGATGTGCTTGGCATTCCTCATCAAGTCATGGTTATGAAAGCCACGACGAAGGGTGCCATAGACAAAAAGCTTGTAGGTCACTTACTTATTGGGGTTGTAGCCGTGGCTTGTCACAAAGGCCAGAATGTCGTTGACCTGAGCGTTAAGTTCCTTGAGCCTGTCAGCCACATGGGCCAAACCCAAGTGAAGGGTTTTATTCTCCAGAGCCTGAGCCTGAAAACTAATCTCCAAGTCTTTGAGACGGCGATCCAAGTCAGGCTTTGGCATCAACTCCAAGTTAGACTGGCTTGGCTTTGGCTTGCTTGGCTCAAGTACGACGGCAGTTTCCAGTGGCAATGAGCCTTGAACCTCAGTCGTTTTCTCCTGACTTGCTTGGTGCCGAACATTGGCAACAACCCACGAGTACAATGGCAGATTGTAGTGTGGTCGACCAGAGTTCGGCCAGTCACGAAGTTTCAGGCTTGACACGACATTCACCACGATGCTGTAGGTGGTGTTGTTCCTGAGCAAACCGTATGGCTCTGATACCCAGATGTTTGGGGTAAGACTGGTCTTGGCTCTACGACGTTCTGGGCTCAAGACCCTTTGGGCCAAAAAGAGAAGGGTGGTCCAATCACTCCTTGGGTGTGTTTTGGCAACGGCCAACTCCACGAGTCGTTGCTCAACTTGCTTAATCTCTGATTCTGTCCAGCGAATTTTCATAAGTTGGTGTCTGATTACAGGCGTGAGTATACTTGACTTGAAGGTCAATGTAAACAAAAAGCCCACGGATCTCTCCGTGGGCTTTGCTTGGGTGTGTTAACTTACTCAAGCTTCGCTAGGCAGTCTCATGATCTTGATTGAATACCATTGCCAGTTAACTGGGTGTCCCACTTTGGGCGTGGGCATTTCCTGAAAGTCTTGGCCTTTCAGAGTAATGGCCGTGATCGAGTAAGGTGTAGTCCGTTGAACAATGAATTGAAATTCACGTTTGTTTTCTCCAACAATTCCCGTGATAAGGTCTCGTGGTTGCAGGTCATCGCCTATACCACGGCCGATCAACGATTTCAGCATGTTGGCAATCTCAACTCGCTTTCCGGCCTCTTTGTTGCCACCAGCTGTAGTGACCATTTTAACAGTCACAGGAACTTTGTAGGAATGTTCCAGAAGGATTTTCATTAGTTGTCAGCAACTAAATTCCTCAAATGGCCTATTGCATCTTGCTAATCATAGTAGACAACTGGTGAGTTGTAAGCAACAAGTTGTGAAGGAGGCTTTGCAATTCGGCCTTGGTAATATGGACTTTGGTCTCAGGATCATAGTAGTGCGAAATCCTGTAGAATCCCAGGTTATTTGGGTTTGTTGGCTCGCTGAATGTGTAGGAGAGATCCTTCAACTTTTCCATGTGGGACTTGCAGAAGAAGATCAAGTTTTCCTGGTTCTTCTCGTGGCCCTTGAAGAGATAATTCTCTACCATTCGAGGTCTGCCATTCACCTTAATCTCTCGTGCAGGTTGCCAAGGGAGGTTGTATCCATTCTTGATAAAGAATGTGTGTTTATGGGTGGTATCCATACTGTGTGCTGTACTATCTGTGGTCATTGAAGTGTTTTTCAATGACAGGAATCTGATTGTTCCCATAAATCAGAACAGCACCTTATGGACTCGGATTCAATTGGATTCTTGAATCTCAAGCCAACGGTCAAACACCAACTGGCCATCACACTGACCATCGAAATTCTTGACACCGTGACTCACGTAGTCAAAACTCTCCTGTTGAAGGAAAGCAATGATGGCAGGCAGATATCGATCGTCAGGAGGACACTGGTTTCGAATGCCACGAATCTGGGTGATGACAGGCTTATCGACCTTGCCACTGTAGGAACTCTGTGTCAGTGACAGCTCCATGTCCACCTTAGGAAGGCCATCGCGAAGGTCGATCAGTGAGAACTGTCGCTGAGCCCCAGTCTTCATCCTCTCAGCATACTCACGATAGCAGTACTCCAGGCAATGTTGCATGGCCACGCCTTCATGATAGAGAAACTCAGGATCAGCCGGCATCTCCATGATGAAGTAGTGGCCGTGACGGAAGATCGCTCGCTTGATCTTCTCAAAGAGCGGCATGGGCGTTTGGAACCTTGGGTGTTTAGACATCATAATCTCGCTTAGCAATTTTGGCCAAAAATTCATAGTGGGTAAAGCTGTAAGCCTCCAAGACTTTGTCAAGCAGGCACCACTTCTTACCATCGCTGATGACCCTCACAGTCTTGTCAACGTATGCACCATCAGGTCGACCAGGAATGAATGCAGCGACCACTCTGTCACCACCAGCCTCGCTGATCCTGATAAGATCCTCGATACCTTTCTGGTCGGTGGTGTCAGGCTTGAGGGTCAGCTCAATCTTGTTGATGGTCGCATAGGCTTTGAAGCTTTCAAAGAGATCAGCTGCATGCATGATCCAGTCCATCTGGCGATTGCCAGCGATAAGGATGCAGGTGAGTTTGCTCACAGTTCTTATTTGCGGTTGACCAAGATCTTCATCAATTCGTCCACATCAAATCGACAAGATCCATTGAAGACGATGGTTTTATTAGAGTTAGAAAACGTGTAAATAGATTCGACTTTTGTGGCATTTCTAAGGAGCTCCTTTTCAAGAAACTTACGGTTTTTATCCTCAATCCAGATTCGTTGTTCTTCGAGCGTGCGGATATCACCTTCCTTTGTAAAAACCTGGTCCTCTTGGGCCTTTGTCATTTTAGTAGGATCCACCAAAAGTGTGTCTCCTTTGTCAACAAGTAGTTTGATTCTTTCTTTTGCACACAACTCTTGGACGGAAAATGGCAAGTGGATAAGCTTACGAACTCCTGGATTTTCCCAATAGTGCATGAAGCTGTGATAAATCTCACCACGGCCCAATCGTGCAAAACGTCGAACAAGAACTGCTGGACATCTGCCATCAGTGAGTTCATCAACCACGTCGGGGAATTTTGGATTTTTTGCCACGGCTTCAGCCACAATGCGGGCTGCTTGGAGGAACAGTCCAATCCCTTTGTTAAAGGCATCTGTGAAAGCCCGAGCAGAATCAATCGTAGATTGATCTAGGCCACCATTAGTAATTTTTTCTTCTGACAGTTTGATAAGAGTCGTATTCATGTCTTGAGTACTTTCAAGCGACGGGTTTGCTGTGTAAACAAAATTCAGAAAGGGCCATCATTCTCATGAGATTTTTCGCTCTTTTGCGCGCATGGTACCAGGCATAGGTCCACTTACGGCTCTTCTCCCGGCTCTTCTCCACGTCGATCATGTACCTCACTCGTGACCGCGCCCTGATCTTATCCATGTTGGCCTCACGCCAGGTTTTTACCCGTGCTATGATCTTGTCCTTGTAGACCTTATGATAGACCTTTTTACTTGCTCTGACTTTTTCCTTGTTGGCCTCACGATAGGCCCTATTCTTTGCTGATATCTTCTCCTTGTTGGCCCTATAATGGGCTTTAGCATAGGATCTCCTCTTATCTTTGTTGGCCCGCCTCTTCACTAAGAGCTTCTCCTTATTGGCCCTATAATTGGCTTTACGTTGAGATCGTACTTTCTCCTTGTTGGACTCACGATAGGCCTTTTGCTGGGCCGAAATCCTCTCTTTGTTGGCCGCATAGTAGATCTTACGGAAGGCACTGTCCTTTATGCGTAGCTTCTCCTTATTGGCCTCACGATAGGCCTTATGGTAGGCCTTACGTTTTTCAGGACATTTAATAGGCATAAGTCAGGTGGACACTTTCTGTCTTAAGTTTTGCTATATAAACAAAATTCAGAAAGGGCCATCATTCTCATGAGATTTTTTGCTCTTTTGCAACCATTCCACAAGTCCATAGATCTCGTCCTTTGTCTAGCTCTAAGTTTATCTTTGTTGGCCTCATAGTAGGTCTTCAGATGAACTCTATTTTTATCTCTGATTTTTTCCTTGTTGGCCTCACGATAGGCCTTCTGGCTAGCTGAGATTTTTTCCTTGTTGGCCTCACGATAGGCCTTTTCTCTTGCCAATATCTTCTCCTTGTTGGCCTCACGATAGGTCCTATTCTTTGCCGATGTTTTCTCCTTGTTGGCCTCACGCCAGGCCTTTTCCCTAGCTGAGATTTTTTCCTTGTTGGCCTCACGATAGGCCTTAAGCCAGGCCTTACGGTAAGCTTGTTTTTCGTCAACAGTAGCACTACTCATGTGGGTGCTTACATCGATTGGTAGGTTTCTGACTTCGACCAGGCAGAACTCCAGGCGTCATAGTCAGGATAGACCTCTGACTGGCTGACCTTCTTGACCGTGGTCTTGCCGCCGAAGATCGGGCCAAGATTCACGGTGTTTTTGAACACGGCACGAACTTGCATCCAGCCGGTCTTGTACTTGACGATGGTTCCCTTTGAAAAATTAGCATTCACGGGTTGGAGTATACCTGGACCTCAGGCACTTGTAAACAAAATTCTAGACTTATTCGATGGGCACCAACCTGTAGTCGTAGCTGTCGACGTAGCCAGTCTCCCAGTTCAGACGTTCATTGATTGTGATCACTCTGTACAGGCCATCCTCAACTTCGTCGAGGTTGACGATTCGTGGCATGACCTCGTCAGCACCAACCATTGAAACATCCTCAAACAGGAAGTCGTGGCCTCTGCTCAGGCGTCTCATGACCCTGACTGTGGTCTGACGTACAAGAGTTCCTGAACGTGGCGAGTAGAAACTAGTCTGTACTCTGACGACCAGATTTGGCCGTGGTTCGTTAGAGCAGGAAGGCCCCACAAGTATTGCATCCATAGTGCATGTTGTCATCCCAGAGATCATTGCTGCCACACTTGCTGCATCGGCCAGTGAAGTGGCCCGTGGGCTCAGCATTTGGGTTGTTGGCCCGTTGCTGAGGCGTCATGTTTTCAAGCCTCTGTCTTTTGGTCCGCTCGTCCCAGTAGGCGTCATCACCTTGCTTGGTGCGAAGGTAACTGAAGTCATTTGAATAGTAGTTGTCTGCCATAAATTCACAAGGATTCGTAGGCTTCGATGGCTTTGCTCTTGCCCTTGAGCTCGATGTCAAGGTCGAACAAGGCACCATAGTCGTTGGCACGGCGAGTGGGCATCTCGCAGTGGGCACGATGGTTAGAATTGGTGGGGTCAGGTTCGGAGTAATGAAAGAGTGGACGAACCGCACCCCACGAGGACAGGGCCAGTGAGAAAGCCTGGTATTCTGACCATTGTCCAGGATTGCACATGTGATGGTGGTAGTCGAATGTGATAGGGCCCTTCCAACCGAGCTGAAAGAGAGTGTACGTATTCCACTCGCCCTTGTCGTCATTCTCCAGAACCAACCGGTGGCGAACTGGGCCAGACATACGATCGAGACTGGCCTTGAAACGATCCATGGTGGCTTCCAGGCCGCCGGTGGAACAGCCCATGTGAATGTTGATGGGCGATTCGTGGCCACGTGGAGCACCACAGAGGTCAAGAATTTGAGAGGACAACTCCAACTCTGAGAGAGCTGCTGTGACTGTCTTGGGGTTGTCAGAGCCAGGGATGCAGAAGGCCGTGGGGTGCATGGACAGACGAACACGGCCACGTTCATTCGCGATACCAGCAAACACCTTTTGGATAAGTGGCCACAGCGGAAGTTCGTGTGGCTTGAGCTCAAAACCTGGCATGCCCATGAGAGGGAACACCGTCTGAGGAATGCGGTAGTTCCAGCCACGCTGCTCGCAGAGGTTGATCATTGCACGGATCTGACTGACATTGTGCAAGACAACCTCTGCGAGTTTCTGAGGACCGTCAGAGCCAGCTTTCTTGTAGCTGGCGAGGGTCATGGTTCGAAGTGGGAAGGTGCGATCGTTGTCCCACATGCAGCAGAGGCCAAGGCGTCCAGTCATCAGGACGAGAACCTTACTTGGACCCTAGGAAATTGTAAACATTATTCGTGGATATTTATGTCTCTGTCAACAAGAGCCTGAGTCAAGTAGTTTCTTGTGGCCTCCAAGGCCTCGGTGGCTGTGGCAAAGTTGTGGCCGTGTTTCAGCCAGTCTCTCAACTGGTTGTCCACCTCACTCAGAACGGAGCACAAGTTTAGACCTTGCACAGCTCTTTTGCATTCGTTGGTTTCTTCAGGAAGATTAAACTCCAGGTTTATTTTCACGGCTGAAGTCTATCCAGCAAAAAATCGGTGTACAAACTAAAAAGGCTATTTCGTTTTTATTGACAATACACGCGGGGTAGATAGTGTTATAAAACAGCGCTCTGCATTGAATGGAAAACCTTGTGTGCCGCTTATGTTCGTTTTATAGTCTTAAACTGTCTTAATAGTCTAATCTATCTAGCTAAAAGAGACAAAAATAATGAACCGGTTCATCTTATTTGTGGTACCTAGTGCTTATACCCCGCGTGACTTGGTTGTGTCTTATAATTCGCGGGGTAGATACTAACATGGAATGGCGCTCTGCATTGAAAAAATCTGGCAATGGACTTATGGACTAACGCAAGTCTAGAGAAGCCGTTATGAAGTGCAGCAGACGACCCTCACTGACAATGGTGTCTAAAGCTTTCTTGGCAGTGGTGCTGTCACCATCCTTAAACATAACCACGTCAGTGATTCGCTGTATCTGATAGGTGGTCTCAGACTCGTCATAGTGGACAATCGCCACCTTGTCTATGCCTAGGTCCTCGTAGAAAGAGGGAGCTGTGTTGATCTGTGTGGCTATTCGAGGTGACTCAATCTTAAGAAGCACAGGGACCAGAGAGCCTTTGTTCCGTATTTGAAATACAAGGCCGTTAGCGAAGTCCAATTCGTCTATAGAAGCCACACCCTAATTACAAGAGGTTCTTGTCAGAGTGAAGAGACTAGTCTACACGGTCACATTCGGTTCAGTCTTCCACGACATGGCCAAGCTGACCCATCCACACATCAGGAAGTATGCAGAGAGACACAACTACAACTGGCTCTTCCAGCAGATTGCTGTGGACAGTGACAGACTGAGATCCTTGGGCCGACTAGGCTGAGAAGGAGATGATACCCTTGTTGGTGCTGTCACCACGCTTGGAACTGAGCAAGTTGTTTAGTGTGGTAAGCAGCTCACTGATTCCAGGTGCTGTCTGGTCAGTCTCAGAGATCTGGCTGATGATCTGGCCAAGAACCTCAGGCCCAACATTCTTGGGCACAATAATCACGCCAAGGGCAGTGTTGGAGACTTCGAACTTCTCGAAGATGTCAGGATACTTCTCTGCAAACTTCTTGGCAAAGAGGGTGACGTTGAAGCACCACTTGTTCTCAGTGTCATCGACTGGGCTGAAGAGGATCTGGTCATAGGTCGCATAGATCTTGAGGACCTCGCTCTCTTCAAGACCAGACTCTTTGACCACAGCAGGAAGTGATCTGATGGCCGACGGGTACTTTGGATTGACAAAGCACTTGAAAACCTTGAGCTCATTCGGCGTGAAATCACGGAGGATGTCTGACATGCTAGCCATGGTAAGACTTGAGTTGACCAGGTAAACCTGATTTTATCTACCAGTAGGCTAACTCCAATCGATCCATAACCTCAACTTTTTGAGGACGATCAACGGGGTCTGGGTAACACCAGGCCCCGTTGAAGTATTTCCTACAGTCGGTGTGTTCAGGCTGTTTGGCCCACCTTGAACCCATAAGGCCAAAGAACAGCTGAGTGGTTCCACATAGTGTGATGCCAACCTTGCCAGAAAGTTTGGCATGTTGAGCAAGTGCAGGGGCCATGGATCCTGCACCTATCAAGGCCACATCGTAGTCCACCTCAGACATCAACTCACAAAGGTGCTCCACTGTGCCATGCCATGTGGGTTGGTACTGCCTGTCGTCGATAGATGGATTGTAAGGTGATCGAATCACATCCGCCAGATTGAACGGCGCTATGATGTCCCTGTGTTGGCCCCATATCTGGTCCATGTTTGGCCATTGCTTCCTTATGCTGTGGTAGTGGGACGAGACCACCAACACACGCTTGTTGGCCAACGCCGTGGTCCAGGGTCTGTCATACTTCAACAAGGTACCAGGGTCAAGTATGCTGATACCTTCCAACCCACTGAACTGGGGCTTGTTCACACAACCACATTCCTCTTGAAAAGCCACGTTTCTGGACACGTTGCCTGATATGTCCACCCAACCCACAACATCAGCCGCCTGTATGGCACCTATCATGGTGGACTTCCATGTGGTCAACACATACTCAGGTGTGGTTGGATAAACACCACCATAGGCCAACCAACCATCATTTATGTGTGGCCATGGATCCACAATCCTGTTGTGAAGTGACTCCAACACATATCCCTCTGTGTTGCCTATACGAACCAAGGAGAAAGGTTCTGATGACTCAAGTTTAGTCCTAATCCAGTCGTTGATGTCCACAACTAGATACCAAAAGTGGGTGTCAGGCCACTCAGCCTGACACCCACTAACTGCAGATGACTAACTACCCAGATGCAGGACGCGTGCATCTGTTCTAAAGAACTAGATAAGCCACTTATCGGCGTTATTTTTTGTCCAAAGGATTGTTGACTTCAGCGACTCACTGAGTGGCATTGGTATCTTCCAACCCAACGACTTCATCTTAGAATCGTCCAACGCGTAGCGCATGTCCACACCAGGGCGATCACTCTTATCTGGGCTTACCATCACATAGTTCAACTTCTGGCCAAGAGTATCAGCAATGATAAAGGCAACTTCAAGGTTGGTCAGTTCCATCTCACCAGCGATGTTGTACTTCTCGCCAGCTCTTGATCCATGCTTCAGGATGTGAAGGACAGCAGCAGCCACGTTGCGAGCATGGATGTAGAATCGGCTGGAGCTTCTGGTACAAGTTTGGTCAGAGTGAATGAAGACTGTCTCACCGGCCATGACCTTGCGTATGGTCATGGGCACAAACTTTTCAGGATCCTGTCTCTCACCAAACACATTCATGGTGTGAGTGTTGATGACTGGCAACCCATAGGTGTTGTGAAAGGCCACACAGAATTCCTCAGCTGCGGCCTTGGACGCAGCATAGGGATTGCCGCTGTTGTAGCGGTCGTCCTCCTTGAATGAGACGCCGTCTGGTGCTGGACCAAAGACCTCATCAGTGGAGAAGTTGACAAAAGTCTTGAGGTTTTTCAACCCACGAGCATACTGAAGGAGATTGACTGTACCCACCACGTTGTCCTCAACAAAGGACATGGGGTCACTGATTGACCGATTCACGTGGGATGCTGCAGCCAGGTGAAGGATGATGTCAATCGGGCCGATGTTGCGTGCCACTGACTGGTTGATACTGGCACGGAGGTTGTGGTAGACCACCTTGAGCCGATGCTTGTTTGCATCAAAGCACTCGATGTCAGTGATCCTGTTGAGATTGCCAGCTGAATCCAGCCGGTCCAACACGACTATCTCCCAGTCAGTGTTTTTCCACAGGTGCTCAAGAAGATGGTGGCCTATAAAGCCAGCCCCACCAGTCAGTAGTACTCGCATGGATGTAAGAACACGGCAATTTAACCCACAAGATCCTCTGGGTTATCAGCAATGTCCTTGGCCACATCAGTGGTAGCATCAGAAATGGCCTGGCCAACAGCATCTGAATCAGAAGCTATCGACTGGCCAATGCTCTTGCCTTCTGCCTTCCACTGGGCTCTGTCAGTGGACTTAAGGGCATGCTTTGCATCTCTGGCCTCCTTTCTGGAGTCGCCACTCTGGATGTCAGCTTTCTTGGTTTGTCTCGCCTCTTTTCTATCAGCGCGGCGTGTCTTAGCGGCATTACCCATGCCTTATTTACACTCCTTCTAAGGATCACGCCTTCATGATGTGAGCCGGGATAGCACCCATCGAGTGGTCGTAGTTCTTGGCCGAGACCAGTTGCAGTGGCTTCAAACCAAGCTTTGGCCTGACCTCATTCTCCATGGCGTCGCGAAGCGAGACCAACTGCTTGGGACTGAGGTCGTCGGTGTAGACAAATGACACATACTCGCCTGGAACACCCTTGTAGTAGTCCATGGTCTTGGAGTAATCGATGTCGACTGAGTAGAGCTTGTCTCCATTCTTGGCCGTGTAAACCCAGTGAGACTCACCGAGTGGGTGTGGAACCTGGACAGAAGCGTCAAAGTAAGGTGAACCAGGCAGGACTGTGATGATGGTCACATCGAAGTCCTCGGGTTGGACCTTGAGAATCCACTGGCGCGTGGCGTCCACAGTTTCCTCAGTCTCACCAGCATGACCGATGGACATAAGGGCCTTCATGTGGATGCCGTACTTTCTGGCCACGTCCAAGCACCTGGTGTTGTCGTCCACAGTGGCCTTCTTGTTGATGTTCTCGAGAATTCTTGGTGAGCCACTCTCAAAGCCAGAGAGCAGGGTCTTGAATCCAGCCTGTGCCATAAGCTTGGCATGGGCATCAGTGAAGAGCTCACTCTTGACAAAGCCACGAAATGCCAGACCCTTGCCCAACCTGTCTTGCATGTCGATAAGGGAGGTCATGAGCTCAGTAAAGGCATTGTTGATGTTGAGCTCATCATCATAGAACATCACACCCTCAATGCCATACTCCTTGACAAGGTGTTCGATCTCAGCAACCACATTCGTGGCACTGCGAAGGCGAATGCGTCTGAATGTGGGAGAGTTACGGCCACTGCAGAATGCACAGGCCATGGGACAACCCAGCTGACCAATCACTGAGAGTGACCTCTTGCCACTGATATCATAGTGATAGGAGCTTACGTCAACCAGGTCTCTGGCAGGCCATGGACTGTCATTGAACTGGTCATGGGTCATGAAGAGACCAGTCTTGGGATCATCAGCGTCCAACCAGCCACCACCTCTCTCAG